GTGCTGTCGGCTGAGGGCGGCACGGGCGGCTCGCCTAATGCGGTACAGTACGTTGCGCAGGAGCTGACGGACGAACAGAAGGCGCAGGCGAGGGAGAATATAGGGGCTAAAGCGGCTACGGAAAAGAGCGCATATATCATCAGTAGAACGCGCAGTTACGGACATATCTCCATGTACGGCATGGATTTTGATGGAATTTATGCGCAAATCCAAAGCGGCAAGGTGGTGATGTTGCTTGTTGACGACTGCACTACTTATTATGGCGTGATTCATCCTGCATCCGGATCCGGAGTAGGGAAAGAAATTGTGTTTTACAATATTGCCGATATTTCGGATTCCGGCGGACGTGACAAAGGAATAGAGTATTTCGGTTTCACTTGGCGCGAGGGAGATAATTCGCTTACGGAGTGGTGGGGGAATATACCGCGCGTTGAGGTTGATTCTACCCTCACAAATTCCGGCTCGGCAGCTGACGCAAAGGCTGTCGGAGACGAACTCGCAAAAAAACAGCCGAAGGGCGATTACCTCACAACCGAAACAGACCCGACCGTACCCGCATGGGCTAAGTCTCCCACAAAGCCGACGTACACCGCCGCAGAAGTTGGCGCACTGCCCAACACGACCGTAATCCCTCCCGCATACACGCTTCCGCAGGCTACATCAACGGCTCTCGGCGGTATCAAGGCAGACGCGGCTACGGATGAGGATACGCAGGACGTGAGAATTGGCGCGGACGGCAAGATGAAGACTAAGCCGACAGGCGGCAGCACTATCACGGTGGATTCCGCGCTCTCGTCAACAAGCGAAAATCCCGTGCAAAACAAAATCGTCACGTCAGCACTCGCCGAAAAGATTACTGCTCCGTCTACGGCATCCGTTGGGCAGATTATCAAAGTGAAGTCTGTCGATAATGCTGGCAAACCGACGGAGTGGGAAGCGACGGATATGCCGAGCGGGGGCGGGGGAAAAGAATGGACTAAAATTCTTGAAGCAGAAGTAACGGAAGCAACCGCAATTTTTGAAATCAGTGATTTAGACAATTACACAGAATTATTAGTGATTAACGGCGGACTGCAAAATGCTACAAGCACGGATTCGGCGCAAAACTTATACATAAATGGCATACAAGTGTGTCTCGAATTTGTGAATGTGCCAAAAAGTGGTAGTTTGGCTTACAATCACGCAATAGCAAAATATAACGGGCTGGTTTGGGAATGCCGCAAGCCGGGCAGAGCTATATCCCAAACCAATATTACTCCATCAAACGCGTATATCCCATATAATGTTGTGCTTGGAGTCGGCAAAGCTACAACCGTAAAGCTTGAAACAGCAAACTCCACGTATGCACCGATTACGGGTAAAATTACAATCTACGGCAGATGAGGAGGTATCAAAATGTCAAAAGTAGTAACACACAACGGGCAAATCGTCACGTTGGAAGGCAAGGCAATCACCGAAAGGAGAACAAAATGAAAATATGCATTAACGGAGTAATCCGCGACATGACAGCGGAAGAAGAAGCAGAATACAACGAAATGGCGGCAAAGGCAGAAGCAGAAGAAAAGCACCGTCCGCTCAGCGAAAGCGAAGTAATGTTAATGCTCATCACGGCGCAGATTAATACGCTGTCCGTTGACGACGCTACGGCTGTGCGCATGACGGCGTTTTATCCCAAATGGGCAAAAGACACGGAGTACACGGTTGGATACAAGGTGCAGCATCTCGGCAAGCTGTACAAGGTCATACAGGCGCACACCTCGCAGGAGACGTGGACACCCGACATTACACCGGCACTGTACATGCGCATTGACGAGGTACACGACGGTACAAAATACGACCCGATACCGTATGACGGCAACATGGCGTTGGAGAATGGCAAGTACTATATCGAAGACGGCGTGGTGTACCTCTGCAACAGGGATACGGTTAATCCTGTGTACAATGCGCTGGCGGATTTGGTGGGAATTTATGTGGAGATTGTGGAAGTATGAAAGAGGTTATAATGATAATCATAAAATGGCTCATCCCTGCCGTGTGTGGCGGTATGCTGACATGGGCGGTTACATACATCAAACTCCGAAAGAAGCGTGATAGCGCGCTCGAAGACGGTGTACAGTGTCTGCTCCGCGCGGAAATCATCCGTAACCATGACAAATACATCGACAAGGGGTACTGCCCTATCTACGCAAAGGAAGCTCTGAAACGAGCCTACGCGGCTTACCACGAACTCCACGGCAACGACGTAGCGACACAGCTTTACAACGAAGTCATGGCACTGCCGACAGACCCGCCGCACGAGGGAGGTAACGCGCAGTGAAAATGAATCTACCTTATCAGTCCGGCAAGGTCACGCTCACCTCACACTTCGGCTGGCGAACGCTCAACGGACAGAAAGACTATCACAAAGGCGTAGACCTCAGCGGCACGGACAAAACGCTCGTCGCACCTTGTGACGGAGTGATAGGCTCGTCGACAATCATCACGGACAAGAGCAATCTCACGTGGCAGTGGGGCAATTACATCCGCATTGACACTGCCGACGGTTTAAAGATTTACATGTGCCACATGGCGCAGAGAAAGGTTAAAGTCGGTCAAAAGGTCAAGGCGGGGGACGTGGTCGGAATCGAGGGTAACACCGGCTACTCCTTCGGCAGTCACTGCCACTTCGAAGTCCGCAAAAACGGCGAATCCGTAGACCCCACTCCCTATCTCGGAATCCCGAATGAGTGGGGACAGTACGATATCAAAGCCGCGCCGAAAGAACCGGCAGTCTACAAGGACAGCTACGACAAGGACGGTATCACATACACCCGCGCGAAAGACTTTGCGATAGTCTATCACGACAAGGACAAGCGCAAAAGTGTTGTGAAGCGATACATCAACGGCGGATTTTTCGCCAACTACCGCACGGAGGGCGGCGAGGTATACACGCTCCCCGTTGCCAATCTCGCGTGCGACATCAAGGAAATCCCGTCGGTGGCAAAGGACAATCTCTATGAACACGTATACGGAAATCATCTTGTATACGGTGTCGCCGATAATGCCACAAAGCAGTTTGCGGGTAAAAAGGTGTCTACGCTCCTTGTGCCGTACTCTGGAGACCCCAAAATCGAGCGCGTCGACAAAATCCCGTCGGGAATCAAGTATGCCGTGAGCGGTGTGCCGGTTGTAATCGACAAAAAGCCTGTCGATATGACCTATGTCAATGCGGAGGGATGGGATGGCTCCACCACCTACGGCACATCAAGAAATATGCTCGGAATCCGAAACGGCGAGATATGGGTGCTTACCTTGAAGACCACATCGGCAAACTACATCAAGTCGGGTGAGGTTTGGAAGAAGATACAAGGCGAGGGATTTGAAGACGTTATCGCTCTCGATGGCGGCGGCTCATACATCCGTGTCGAGGGTATCACAAGACGTTCGACAGGCGGCAGTCGCGCAATCAACAATATCATTGCGTTTTAACGCATTAACGGACTGTTTAACACTAATCTAACGTTTATTTAACGCTAATTTAAGTCTTATTTAAAACCATGAAGAAAAAAGACGTTGAATACTCAAAACGTCAGCTTTCGGCAATTGTGAAGCTGTGGTTTGCGGGTGCGATTTTCGGAATGTGCTATTGTATAGTGCAACTGATTATCGCTCCCGACACGGCTACGCTTGACGGACTGCTGACTTACATCGGCGCTCCCATGAGCTGTGGTGTGGTGACGTATCTCATTAAGTCGGCGATGGAAAACCGCGAGAAAATCAAGCAGGAATACCGCTCCGACTACGGAGAAGAAGAAATAACTTACGAAGACGAAATAGGAGAGTAGTATGGACAAAATCAATTGGAAGCAGAAACTTACATCCCGCAAGCTGTGGGTAACTATCATCGGTATCATAATCGGCGTGGCTATGAGCTTCGGCGTGGGTGAGAGCGACTATGGAGAAATCGCGGGCAAAGTTGCGGGTGCAATTACAGCGATAAGCTCAATTATCGGCTACATCTACGGCGAGAGCAAAGTTGACGCGGCGCGAATTGACGCAGAAGGAATCAAAAGCATAATCGACACTGCCGAAAAGGAGGACAGCAAGGAGGGATAAGGTTGACCGACCATGCGAAACGCAGACAAGCGGTGCATAGTGTCGGCGATACTCAGGACATAGCAGACGCTATTGACCGATGCAATCTAAAGCCGGAGTACAAGCGGCTACTCAAAATACTGTACGTTGACAATGGGTGCCTGGAGGATGTGTGTGAAGCTGTGGGGCGAGAGTACACCACCGTATCGAAATGGCACAAGGCGGCTCTCATCAAGCTCGTGTACATTTTGCAGAAGTCTGGCAAGTTGTAAGCAAGTTAGAATCATATCGAAAACGCACTATATTGCGGCTGTTTGAATTTGCAATGCGCTAAATCAAGTTTGCAAGCAAGTTGTGAGCAAGTTAAACTCAAACTAAACTCAAACCAAATGCAAAAACAGTGCAAATAAAGTGAAAATCTCTTGAAAGAAAGAATCTCTCTGCGATGGTACAATTGTATCAGATACAGAGAGATTCTTTTTGTATGTCTTCGGGCGGTGCGCAACGTTCGGTGATAAATATATTTTCGGAGGTATTTGAAAATGGCTGAATGGGTAGCTGGAAAAGGCACGACTGCACTTGGCATAATCGGAACAACTCTCGGTGGACTTGCTGTTGCTAATGGCGGCGCCGGAAACATTCTCGGCCGTGTTCTCCGGGGGAACAACAGAAAAGGTTCTGGCACTCGTACAATCGCTGCTATGGCTGCTATACCCGCGCTTGTAAATTCTGCTTCCAACAGTGGACAGCTTGAAGCAGACAGAAAAGTGACATCCTGTGAGATAGAACTCATCCGCGAGAACTACTCAAAGGATATGGAAATAGCTCAGCTCAAAGCAGAACAGTCTATGGACGCGAAGGTTCTCGACCTTTACAAGTGGACTGACGGACAGATTAAAGACCTTAGAGAGACGCAGAACGCAAAGTGGACTGAACAGGCTGTTATCAATGCAACTGTTACCACCGGCATTACAACTCTCAAGGGACAGGTTGATTCCGTAACCGCCGCTGTGAATGCAATAACTCAGACGGTAGTACCGCAGAGAGTTATCTGCAACACAGGCTGCGGAACTTGCAACGGCAATATGTAATCAAATGGATTGAACAATCCGCTCAATACAGATTCAGGGAGGGCGGTAGCTCTCCCAATTTTTTTATAACAAGGAGATATAAAGATGAATTACAGAATGATTCAGCTCACAAACAAAAACATTCAAACAGTTGCCGCAAACGCTCTTATGCCGCTCGGCAACATCACAAGACGTGTATGCCCTCGTACAAACTGCTGTCAGACTTTTGAAGTAACAACTTCTGGCGCGGACACAGTGAACATCACCGAACAGGGATATTACAGAGTTGTATATAACGTATCTGCTATTCCTGCGGCTGCCGGACTTGTTTCCTTCTCGCTCAACGTTGGCGGCACATCGGTATACGTAGGCAGTGCAACAGCTACAGCTGCGGGTGATACAGTCAACGTGTCAATCACATTCATGGTTCGCGCATTCGGCAACTGTGCTTCTCTTCCCGTCAACCTTCCTCTCGCAATTCAGATTGAGAACACGGGAGCTGCTCTTACATCGGCGGTTTCCGATATTCTCATAGAGAGAACTTATTGCTAAGGAGTGTGCGCTATGATAGTAAATGTACAGCAAATTCAACGAGGATTGGCAAACTATATTGAAACCGAGATAGCGCAAAAGGCTGTCGGAGCAAAAAAGTTTGCAGTATACTTTCTGATTCCTCAGATAAATCAAAAGGTAACGGACACAATATCCGAACTTAACAAGAACGATATGTTTGCTCCGCTTTTTGACGAACACGGCAACATAGACCTTGACAAGGTTTACAGTCAGGCGAAAGACGCGATTCACAAAACGGGGCAGATAGAATTTGCGGGGATTGTTTTTAACGAAAACGACATTGATTCGCTATACAGATACATCAGCGCAGGAGGACAATAAGATGATAATGAATTTAAAAGGTTACAAGGAAAAGCTCCACAAACGGCTTGAAGAATACATGGATATGCCAGTGAATGCACACAACATTGAGGTTATATCCGACACTGTGTCTTGTCTTGACTGCCTTGAAGACTACGAGCGTGGGACGAAAGAATACGGCAAGAACGAGCGTGTAGGACGTTTTACAAGAGATGATGCCGAAGAATGGACGCGCCGCATGAGAAATTCCGATGGTTCACGCGGGGAACATTGGAGTTATGAGCAGACTGAACAGGTGCGCAAACAGCACGGTTATGACTGCAATCCAACGGCGTTCTATGCAGCAATGAACATGGCATACTCAGACTACTACAACACAGCACAAGAATTCGGGCTTAACAATCCCGACTTCTACGCAAACATAGCGCATGACTTTCTTGATGACGAGGACGCGGTTTCCAACAAGATTGCAGTCTACAGAGAGTGTATCGCAAAATGAAAAACGGGAGCTGTAAAAAGCTCCTGTTTTTGACTGCATGGCAAATATTGTTAGTTGTTTGTTGTCTAACTTGTTGTCTTTTTGTTGTCTCGGGGTGTTTACGGACAATAAAAATATTGTATTCAGCAGAAGTACAAGTACAAAATTTTGTAGTATTTCGGTTACTATCGCATGGGGATTTGATACAGAATAGCAATTTAGCTATAAAAAAACAACAAAAAACTCCCGATATAGTAAATATACCGAGAGTTTTGTTATCTGAGTGACTGGACTTGAACCAGTTACTTTCGCTCAACAAACTCTCTTTTTCTCGTTATAGCTCGTTTTTTCTATTGTTTTTCTTCGTTCACAATTTAATTTGTTGTCTTTTTTGTTGTCTCATCCAATCGCGAGAAGTAGTCATTCATTGCGTTATTTATTTCAATATCTTTTTCCTTTACCGATTCTTGGTAATGTTTTAGCATGGAATTTGTGCTGTGTCCCATTCTTTCCATTGCGTATTTGTCGGGTACTCCGAGGGCAAGCATGATTGACGCATAGTAATGTCTCAAACCGTGGAAGGTGCAGTTTAAGTTGTACTTTTTCCTGATATGCTCATATAATTTTGTTATCTGATTTGGGTTGTACATCTTGAAATTATGTTCATATGCATAAACGCACAGTCTGTCCGCCGCCCACTGCGGAATTGATATAACTCTTTTTCCGGCTTCTGTTTTCGGCTCTTTGAGTTCGAATATGTTGTCCTCATTCCGTGTGTACGCCTTGTTTACATACACAAGTCCTTTTTGATAGTCGATATCATTTTTTAAATCCAGTGCCGATATTTCCCCTCTTCTCATGCCGCACACGGAAGCGAGAATTATCGGAACTTCGCGCGGGTCTCCTTTCAGCTCCGCGAACATCTTCTTTATTGTCGTTTCGTCCGGCACTTCTACGGGCTTCCGCTTCACGCTTGGTAACAGCACAGACGGGTTATATCCTTTTCTGTACTGGCGTATTGCCGCTCCGAACAATCCCCACCACAAAGAGACAGACTTCGGCGAGTGACCGACAGCGGCTTTATTTATCTCCTTTTGAATCATCTCGTCTGTCACGGAGTAAAGCTTAATGTCAATCAATCCTTGAAGTGCTGTGCGCCTGTATGCCTTGTATTCGCGTATTGTCTTGGGTGAATATCCTGCTGTCTCTCTTGCGGCTATATACGCGTCTACAGCGTCTCCTACGGTCATTGTAATATTCGATGCGCTATGTCCGTCCATTTCTTTGCCGAACTCCGACGCGAGTTTTTCCACTTCTTTTCTTGTCGGCGCGCTTAGTCTTTGATACCTCTTCTTTCCGTTCTCGTCTATCCCGGCATAAACAAGAACCGTCCATCCGTTTTTTGTTTTCTTGGGTGTTGCCATGATTTTATTCCTTTCGATTTTTGTTTCACCCATACAGTCAAGGTTATTATATCACCGGCAACTGGAAAATACAACAGATTCGTGCCGAAAACAATAAAAATATTAGAAAAGGCAATCGAGTATTTCATCGACTGCCTTTTTCTGCTTTGGGGGTATTATTGCTGTAAAATTGCTAAATAACGCTCGTCCATCTCTTTTTTGATTTCCTTTTTCAGTTCTTCAAGTGCTCCGGCTATTGATTCATTGTCATATCCCGACGACAGAACTTCTTTATACCAATATTCAAGGAGAATCTGCGATTCGGTATAATAGTTCATCATGTCGTTAGCGTCAAGAGCATAAACATTCTTGTTGGAATCTTTCAAAGATTCGGGAACCACAATGTACGGCGCTATCTCTTGCAGTGTGTAACCTGTTTCTTCGGCAAGTGCGGATACATCTTTGTCAAGCTGAGTAACTTCTGTTTCATTCACAGACTTGATTACTGTATTCAAAAGCCAACGTGTTTGTCTGCTTGATTCGGAGTTTGTATCTGCTTTAATTTGATTAAGCACAGAGTTGCAAAGGCTTGTGATTTTATCAAATTTGTACTTCCCATATGTGTCGTAGAAAGTGTACTTTGAGTTATCTTCAACTTTACCTTCTTTTAGCAATGCTTTGTAAGAGGATGCGTTTTGACTGTACTTTGTGCTTGTGTCATAAAACTTGTTGAGTATATCGGTCGAGTAAACACTGTCGCGCAGCATAACGCTCGGAACAGGCAAGCCTTTCAAGAAAGACTTTTTGCTTGTGTCGGTAAGGTCTGCGACTTCTTTTAGCGATGTTCCTTCCGACTTTGTGAGGTTAATAATGAAGTCTCCTACCCATCCTGTGTTGTCGTCAATTAAATAGTCTATTTGTTTCGGAGATAATGGCAATACTTGCGCTGCCTTTATTGCAAATTTTGAGGTCTTTCCGTTATATCTTTCTTCTCTTGTTTTGTATTGGTCGGCTTTAGATTCAATCGGAGAACCTGTGAAGGTTTCATTCTTTGCAATGTCTAACCACGAACCGAAGATAGTCATATCGCGAGGTCCGGGCGGAAGTATTGATTCGATGATGTATTCGCCGTATTTATAGAATGCGTCGGGGTTTTCCTGCACATATTTTTCGTATGCGGCTTGAATCAAGGTTGACGGAAGCATAAGTGCGCGGTCTTTAGGAATTCTGAAGAACTGTCCGTCTTTTATGTAGAAGTTCCAGTTCGCAAATTTGTTGTATGCCGAAAGTCTCGAATATGCTTCATCGGGGTCGTCATCGTCGGGGAGTATGTGTTTAATGAACTCGTTGTATGCTATGTTTATAATCGCCATGCCAACGTTCACTGCCAACCATTTAATCAAGAGACGCTTAACACCGTTTGTGAGACGGTCTACGTTTTGATACAATGAAGTCATACTTGCGTTGAAGAACGGTATGAACTTGTTTATGGTTTTTGAATACTTACCGCCTTGCTGGAAGTTTACCGTGATGTTCTGTGAAGCTCTGAGAGCGTCGAGAGCGTCTGCACCTTCTTTCAGAGTACGTTTATATTCGGCATATCTTGAAGCGGATTCTACTGAATCAATAACGTGCGGAACAAAACCGAGAGCTGATTGAAGAGCACGTTTCAGTTGGTTGCTTGATTTAACAACTTTCCTGTACTCATGTTTTAAGTTGCTCATGTTCATCGTGAATGCGCCAGTGTAACCGCCGCCGTTAGCAAGGTACGATTTGTAATCGGGGGATTCCATGACCGATTCACCAAAAGCTTTAAACAAATCGAGAGCGTAAGCAAACGGGTTATTCTTTGTTTCGGAATAAATATATCCCGCCTTTTTATCTCGCAACAAGTTGGTATATCCAAACCTCGGGTTCGTTCCTGTAGTGAGAGAGGTAAACAAATACGTGGCAGCTGAGAATATACGCATTCCAATTCCCATTTGTTTCGGAGTAAGTGATGTAAGCGCGTCCATCAGTCCGTCGTCGTGAATCTCGTAGTATTCAGGCTGACCGTTGCGCATTACACTGACAACGTTTTTGCCTTGATACTGACTCTTTTTCCACATTCCTGTAGAACTTCCGATTGTTTTCATGATATCCTCAATAAGCACTGCTCTGTCGTCAGCACTCAAATTTTTTATCTTATCGGAATCAAACTGTGCAATTTTCTTTTCGATTTCATTAGTATTTACGGTGTCGCGGAATTTGGAAGCAGGTACTTTTTCAGCCCAAATACCCATGTCTTCATTGTTGTCAATGTAGTCAAACACTTCTTTTCGAGTTTCGTTTTGGAGAATTGCTTTAGTCCATCCCGCTGTTTGATACATGATGTTTTCAATCGGGGAGTTTACATCGCGTCCCGAACCTTTGAATCTCTTCACTATAGAATTTGGAGTTTTGTCCCCTCTGCCGGAAGAAGCACCGGATGAATCGCGCATTGACCTGTACAACGGAACATAGTGCGGATATAGTTCTCTTAACTCATCCGAAAGTTCGCTTGATATCAGACCTGAATCGACAGCAACGTCAAGAAGGTGATTCTCGTATTCATACACGCCTTTTGCCGTATCTGCAAATGTCGGATTCTTTAATTCATAGGTCTGTATGTCGCTGATAAGATTATCTTTGTTCTGGAGTTCGGCGTCCGCATAAACTTTAGAACCAATGCTGTTGTTTTTCTCTGCCGCTTCAACTCTGTCAAGTGCTATTCTTGCGGTGAGATAAGCGTCAAATGACTTTGCGTTCAAATCATTAATTCCGCCTTCTTCAAGAACATCCGCGAGGCTCTTTCCTATCACAGCGCCGCTATTGTCGGTGAATGCTATATTAAGTCTACCGCTAATAATGCTGTTCGCGGCACGTTCTTTAAATGCGAGGTCGTGAGCTCTGCCGAAATTCTTTAAATCGATAACATCATCAAACCAGTCTCGGATAAACTTTCTCGAAAGCCGTCCGGTGTATGCCGCAGGATTCCGTCTGAATGTATCGACTTGGAACTGAGCGTTGCCGAGGAAAGAATTATCCTTATGTCTATAGTGTATTTGCGCTTCTCTTCTTCTGATTCTGTCTGCCGCAAAATATTCATTAGTCATGTTTATATACTCAGGAAGGTGTTTTGCGTCTGAACCTTTGAGCGCGGCACCGAGTTCACTTGTAAAGGTTTTAAATCTCTCTGCGGTTTCCTTTTGGTTTCTCATGAGGTCGGCGAAATAGTTTGCAACAGCTTCATACGGGAACAGTGATTCATTATAATCGGCTTCTTCAAGTTCGGCACGATAATAATCAACAAGTTCCTCCACGCCATCCATGCTGACAAGGTTATACTTTTTGTCGAAATGGTGTCCGAGTTCGTGCGCTATTGTAGGCAAGTCTCCGTGAACTCTTGTCCTGATAGTTCCGGCGTGAGTGTTATAGATACCCTCCGCACCTCTTGCGCCTATCTTGCCGGTATTTATTTCAACGCCGAACATTCTATGCGCTTCTTCTTTGAGGTCGTTCAGTGATTTAAGCTTGTTACCGTCTTTATCGCCTTTACCCCATTTGCCTTTGTTCTTAGAATAGAACATTGATGGTTCGGAATCCTTTGTCTGCGCCTGCATCTTATATTGACTGTTGAGAGATTCAATAATCTTTTTACCCTTATCGCCCGTTGGTATGAAATATCTGGTGGTGTACTGAATGTTTTCGGAGAAAATGTCCGGATAGTCA